TGGACAGACCTATACAACTCACACTCAGGCGAACGCGGTATGTTAAATCGTCAAACCATGACGCTTCTAGCAGAACGCGCTGGTCGTGAAACTAAAGATATTTATTTTGGAACAAACCCATGTTCTGAAATTATTCTTAGACCAAACCAATTCTGTAACTTATCTACAATTGTAGTTAAAGACTATGACACAGAAGAAACATTGATGGCTAAGATTGAAGTAGCTACAATCATTGGAACAATTCAAAGTAAGTTTACTTACTTCCCATACTTAGGAGAAAAGTGGGTAAAGAACTGTGAAGAAGAAAGACTTCTTGGTGTTTCAATGACTGGTATTTTTGATAATGCTTTAACTTCGGGTAAGCAAAGTCCAACTAAATTAATTCTTCTATTGAAAAAACTAAAACAACACACAGAAGAAATAAATAAGGAATGGGCTGCTAAGATTGGTATTAACCCATCTAAGTCTATTACCTGTGTAAAACCAGAAGGAACAACAAGTTGTTTAGCTGGTTGTGCTAGTGGATTACATCCACAATACGCTCCTTATTTTATTCGACGGGTTCGTATTGATAAGAAAGATCCTGTTTATCAACTTATGAAAGATCAGGGCGTACCATGTGAAGACTGTGTTATTAACCCTGACAATCAAGCGGTATTTTCCTTTCCTATGAAATCATCCAATCCACTTATTACATCTACTAATCTAGATGCAATTACACACATGATTTTATGGAAGATCTATCAAGATTTTTATTGTCACCACAAGCCAAGTGTTACTGTTAATTATTCTGATTCGGAATTCTTAATGCTTGGTCAATGGGTATATGAATACTTTGATGGTATCTCTGGTGTATCTTTCTTACCAAAGACAGAACACACATACCAGCAAGCACCATTTGAAGAAATTACTGAAGAAGTATATAATAACTTCCCTCGCGTAGATGTTGATTTTTCTCTACTACGCAAATACGAACAACAAGATACTACTACATCAAGTCATAGTTTTGCTTGCACTGCTAATGGTTGTGAATTAGTAGACCTAACAACAGGATAATTTATGGCTAGTCTAGAACAAATTAAACTTCGTTTAACTTCTAATGTACAACTAACTCCCGCAGAGACTTCATTGTTTCTGCGGGAACTACTTGCGGAAGTAAACAAAATGAAGGAAGAAATCAATGAACTCAAAGTATCCGCATCTAAACCCAGAGTGGATTCCAATACTAAGGGAACTGTATCAACCCCTTCGTTACGACGAAACAATGACAACGGATGAGTTTATTCGTCGTGCTGCATATACAGCAGGACAAATCTCTCTAATAGATAAACTAGAATCTATTGTCAAACTACAACAAAAGGAGAATCTAAAATGAGTTCCTTTCAAGATTTACTTAAAGGAGTGTCAACTTATTTTAATTCTAGAACAGCAGCAAAAGCCGCTAATTTAGAATTAAGTGGCTCTTCTACAAAGAAAAAATCCAAAGGTCAAAGAGAAGTAGAAAGAAAAAAAGACATTCAAAGAATTAAAGGAATGATCGGAGAACTTCAAAGATCAGATCTTGGTGTAAAAATTAATGACATTGAAACAAACTTTTTTAAAGATGCACTAGCAGACTTTGCATCAAAAAAAGAAAAATCTCAGGTTATTTCTAATTACGCAATGGCTGAGATGGAAAAACTAAAAGAGGAACATAGAGAAAAACTTTCTACCCCAACTTCCGCTACAGGTCAACCATTAACTATGGCAAGTTTTTGGACACCAACCTATGCTAGTAAATATGGAAACATAGACGAAACCTATTTTACAGATCCTGATAAAGTTGTTAAATTATTTCAAGATAAAAACGAAGCACAAAAAGCAGGGTATCGTTCAGCTGCTAGGTGGATGAATGCTCACTGGGGTAATATGAATTCTCCATTATATAAAGCTTATTTGCAAGCTGATAAAATAGTTAAACAAAGAGATTTAATTAAGTATTACTCAGGACAAGAACAAAACACACAAAGATCTTTAGATCTTGCTAGTCAAAATGCTATTGCCGCAGCAGAAGCTGAAGCTGTACCATTAGAAAATATTAGACAACAAACAATTGATACTTTAGGTAGAGAGATTAGAGAACGAGAAACAAGCCCAACTCTTACTCTTGCTACTGAAACTAAAGAAGGTCCAAAGAAAAAGACAACTACACCACCAAGAGTAAAAGACAAACTTCGTAGAGTCGAGCAACCTTCTTTTTATGAAACAAGACCACAATAAAAGGAGGTACTTATGGGCGGCGCACCAACAATTCAAGGTGGCATGACCAAAGCAGAACAAGAACAACTTCTTGCTGATGAAAGAAGATATCAACAAGAACAAGAAGACGCTAGACGAGAACGAGCAAAAGCGGACGAAAAAGAAAGAGAAGCAGCAGCTCAAGCAGAGCGAGAAAGAATTAAAGCAGAAGAAGCAGCACGAATTGCCGAAGCTGACATTGCTGAACAAGAAGCTATTGATGCAGCAACATCAATGGAAGAGGAAGAAGAAGGGCGAGAAAAACTAACAGTTGATTTCTACGGTTCTTTGTATAATGGCGTAGGATCAAGACCAACAACCAGAACTAATACAACCAGACCAGCATGAACCCAAAAACTCTAGCCGAACGCTTTAGAGTTTTGGATTCAGCCAGAACAAGTAAAGTAGATAGGGCTAGACTTTGTGCCTCATTAACCATTCCTTCTGTGCTTCCACCAGAAAACTGGACAGAAGAAATGGCACTACCACAACCCTATAGCTCTGTAGCTTCTAGGGGTGTTACAGCACTAGCGTCTAGAATCCTTAGTGCTTTAATGCCACTAAACGATACACCATTCTTTAAGTTTAAAATTAAGAGTGGTGTTGAACCGCCTACCGAAATCTCTGGTTATTTAGAAACGCTATCGTTCCAAGTCTATAATAAACTAATTTCAAAAAACTTAAGAGAGTCTGTCTATATTGCATTACAACATCTTATCGTAGCTGGAGATGTTTTATTCTGTATGGAAGACAACTTTAGTTTTAGAAACTATCGACTAGATCAATTCGTATCTTCTAGAGATGTACTTGGAGATGTAAAAGAAATTATACATCTTGAGTATATTGCTATTGATCCAGAAAACGAATTGTACTATTATGGTGCAGAATCGGGTATTGAATACAGAAGAGGATACAATACTATTTATTGTCAATATTTAAAACAAGAAGATGGTACTTGGTATTCTCGAAAAGAAAACGAAAAAGGAGAGCTAATTGAAGAAGGCTACTATGAAATTCTTCCTTTAGTTCACCTTCGTTGGTATGCAATAGCTGGTGAAAACTATGGTAGATCTCATTGTGAAGATATCTTAGGTGATTTAACATCTCTTGAAAACTATACTCAAGCTATGTTAGAAGGTATGGCTGCTGCTTCAGCTTTCTGGATGGGCGTAGACCCAACAGGAGTTACAGAAGTAGATGATATTGCTGCCGCAAGAAACGGTAGTTTTATTGCAGCTAGACCTAACGATGTATTTACAATCTCACCCGCACAAACAATTAATCCACAAATTTCTTCTACAAGTGCAGCCGTAGAAAACATGAGAAGAGAAGTAGGACAAGCATTCCTAATGTCCTCTTCCGCTATCCCTACTGGTGATCGTGTTACAGCAACGGCAGTAAGAATGATTGGTTCTGAATTAGAAACAATTCTTGGTGGTGCTTTCTCTAGCATATCAAGAACACTTATGGAACCACTTGTTAAACGAACACTTGCTCTTATGCTTAAAGAAGAAGAGATTGATCCTAGACTACAAGAACAATTCTTTGATAAAGACGGAACCCTATCAGTAGAAATCATTACTGGTTTACAAGCTTTATCAAGAGATACAGATTTACAAAAGCTTATTCAAATGGGAGAAATGGTAAGAAACCTACCAGAACAAGCAGTAGCTACCTTTAAGTGGGATAGTTATGCTAAAGCTTTAATTACCAGTCTTGGTTTTGATTCTCGTATGTGGGTAAAGTCTGAAGAAGAAGTACAAGCTGAAATGCTAGAAATGCAAAACAAACAAATGCAAATGCAAATGCGTCAACAAGCAGCCAACGCTATGTCTCAAGGGGCTGTTGATACGGCTTCCGCAGCTGCTGCTTCAGATATAGAACAAACAGGTGGACAAAATATCCAAGCCATGCTACAACAGGCTGGAGTAAATCCACAACAACTATTAGGAGGTTTAGGTGGCTAAAGCTAAATTAAATAAGGCAACCATGCCATGTAATAAACCCCGCAAGTCTCCAAACCCAAATAAAAAAAGAGTTGTAAAAGCCTGTGCTAATGGACAAGAAAAGATTATTCATTATGGGGCTAGTGGTTATGGTCATAACTATAGCCCAGAAGCAAGAAAATCTTTTAGAGCAAGACATAAATGCGACTCAGCAAAAAATAAACTGACTGCTCAATACTGGGCATGTAAAGATTTATGGGCTGGTCCAGGTGGTTCTAAGAAGTCTTGTCCAAAAGGAAGAAAGTGTAAGGGTAAGTAATGCCTAAAGACGCTTGTTACAAAAAAGTAATGAAAGCATACAAAGGTAAATCCAGTGCTTATGCGTCTGGTGCTATGGTTACATGTAGAAAAGTAGGTGTAGCTAAGTGGGGAAGTAAACGAAAGAAGAAAAAAAATGGCTAAGAAAAAAGCAAACTTCTCTGCTGAAAAGAAAAAAGGATTACATGGTTGGTTTTCCCGTAATAAAGGCAAAGGGTGGATTAACTGTAAAACAGGTGGTCCTTGTGGACGAAAAGATGCAAGTAAAGGTTCTTATCCTGCCTGTAGACCAACTAAATCTATGTGTACCGCTAAAGGTGTTCGTGCTAAGAAAAGCGCGAAACCAGTAAGGTGGAGCTAATGCCTTTTAAATCCAAAGCACAAAGACGATTTATGTATGCTACTCATCCTAAGATCGCTGCGCGGTGGTCTAAGGAAACCCCAAAGAAAACTAAATTACCAAATAAAGTTTCTAAGAAAAAGAAACGATAAAGGATAAACAATGGAACAAAACGATACCATGACTCCACAGGAAACTCCTGTAGAACAATCACAGGTTTCGACTGAGACTACTCAATATCAGTCTGAACTAAAAGCATTTGATACTTATGTACAGACAAATCAAGTTGCCGTACCTAGTAACTTTAAATCTTCAGCTGATTGGTTTAAGTCTTTAAAGAATGCCCAAGCAGAGTATACAAAAGCTAGACAAGAACTAGCACAATACAAGAAACAACCAGCGGCTCCTGTTGTGGAAGAAACCACTGAAGAAGTAGCTCTTGAGCAAACTGAGCCAGTGCCTCAGATTCAAGAAGAACTACGGATTCCAAAGGCAGAACCACCAAAGGAACAACCGCCACAGACAGCACAAGCTGATCTAACACAAGAAGAATGGAAGAAGTATTCCGTTGAAGTCGCTACGACTGGGGAGTTATCCCAAGAGTCAAGGCTTGCTATTAAACAGAAAACTAAGTTACCAGACTTCTTAATTGATGAGTTTATGCAGGGTCAAAAAGCCCGTCTGAATGCTGCTTATGGTGAGGCAGCAAAAGTTATTGGAGGTAAAGATAATCTTGCTAGAGTCTTTAACTGGGCTAGTAAGAATCTATCTCCTGAGCAACAAGCGGAAATTAATGCAACATTAGCTTCTCCATCGTGGGAAGTTGCGTTGCTTGGTCTTAAGGCTAAATATGATTCTGCTACAGCCAAGAAACCAACAGCTAAAGAACCAGTTAATAAAGTAGGAGAAAAAGTCTCAGTAGCCAAAGCTCAAGCTGCTACTGGTCCATATCTCTCAAAAGCAGAGTTTTATAAGGATCGTTCAAGTCCTCAATTCAAGAACGATTCTAGATTCAGACAAACAGTTGAAGCCCGTATGATGAAAACGGATTTTAACAGACTAACTTAAAAGGATTTTAAACAATGACTTTCCCAAGTTCACTAGCCGCTACAGATCTAGTAATGCGTACCGCCATTGCCGATGGTATTTCTGGTGGTGTAGCTGGCGCAAACAAACTATGGCTCCCAATTTGGAGCGGCGAAGTTATTCACGCCTACGATGAATACAATGTCTTTGAACAACTTGTAGATTCAAAGACTATTACTTCTGGTGTTGCTCTGGAATTCCCAATTACTGGTACTGTTGCTCTTAGAGCAGCATGGGATGCTGGTCAAGAATTAGGTGGTGGTGACTCTAGCTCAACCAC